TATTAAGGCCAGCTTCTATCGAGTAAGCCTCATCTGAGGCAAAGGCATCAGACGCATTAAGGCTAGATGTAGTAAACAAAGCATCAAGAGTATCAGGTAAGGTAAGCTCTAGCTGCCTTGCTTTTGCTTTTGCTTGAGCCGATGCCTGTAGGATTTGATCCTGCTCAACAGCATTGTAATCACTAGATACAACCGAGCTATGTCTAAGAACAGCTTCTATGTTTGATGGCTCAACATATTCTAAAAGGCTTTTAACTTCTTCCCGCAAGCCCTTTGGCAATCCTGCCATTTGATTGCCGCGAGTTCGTATTGCAAGATCAATTGCATTGCGCTCTGATTTATTTGCAGTGCCAGAAAGGAGATACTCAACAGCGCCTAGCGCAATAGATTGTTTGAGTTGCCTTGAAGCAATCTGATCAGCGCCAACCTTTAAAAGCGAAGAAGATACACCATTCTGAGCATTAGCAAGCTCTCTGTCATGTATGGCTTGAGCTTCACTAACCTGTTCATTCTCGCGCGCAATAAAGCCACCAGCACGAGCAATGCCATAAACATCATCTTCACTTGCACTAATGCCACTTAAAATAGAGTCAGCAGCATTTTGCCTAGATCTTGATGCAACGCGCTCTTGAATGTTTAGCTTTGTAAGAGCTAAGAATTTAGCGCCCGTTGTTTCTACAAACGTTTTGTACTTACCCTCAGCGCCATCAGCCATCTGGCCAATGTAATCGCTCATTACCTCGTCATATGACTCAGGATCAAACTGGTATTTTAAAGCAATCTCTTGGGCTTTAACTCTAAGCTCAGTGCCAATCGAGTCTTCATATCTCTTATCAATAACGCCTTGATAAGCAGCAGACGCTATACGACCAAATCCTTTAGGAGCCTTAAATGCTTCTGGCTTACCTGTTTCTGGATTAATTGTCCTTAGCTTCTTTTCTTCAATAGCTTCTGCAATCTCTATGCCTTTTTTCTGGGCATCATCCGCAGCTTCACGAAAAGCAATTTGTTGGAATGTAGAGGCAACATTACTTATTGCGCGCCCGATGTCTTCGCCGCCAGCATTTGTTCTAACCACCCCAACAGGCTGATTAAAAACTTGCGTTCTTTGTCTAATAACAGCCATTATTTCACCGTTTCATATTGATAAATGCCTTGAGCCATAGTGCCAGCAGCACTAAACAAAGAGCTTACATAAGCGTTTTGCCCTCGACGCTTCTCAGCCATCGCAGCCATTTCTGACTTCATACCTTGAACGCTAACCTGTCTTGCAATGCGTCCAATGTCTTGGCCCACAAGCTCTTCTTGTCTTTCTAAGAAGGCTTGAACACTTCTATCAGAGCCAACATCACGACCAGCAGCAGCAAATGCAGCTATATTAGCTGATGTTGCCAAGTCATACTCTTCTCTTCTTACTCTAGCTTGCTGAGAGGCCTGAGCTTTATTAAGAGTTTTATCTGTTTTGATCTGAAAGGCATTTAACTTAGATGCTTCGCGTTGAGCTACACCAGCAGATATTTGCCCAACTGCACTTAAAGCACTAGATCCCAACAGGGCCATTGTAATGGGGTCCATTAGACTATTAACTCCGCTACTATTCCATTAATCTGTAAACCTAATGGCTTGTCTTGCTCAATAGTTACCTGTGGATTCCTATTGTACCCCAAGGTTTTTACTTCCTTTTTGCCAGTAAAGCTTGAAGCAATAACATCGTTTGAGTTTACCTTCATTGATTCTGTAGACTTAACGTCAACAATAATATTAGTAATACCTCTTGTGGTGCCAGTCGAAGGCCCATTCCCTATGCTTGCATCTATTGGATTGGTAACAAGCTTAGCTGTAAACTTCTTGCCAATATAAAAATTAGCAAATGCACTATGTGCTGTAAGATTAATAACTCCAGCAGAAACAGTAAACTCACCTAAATATGTATTGCTATCAGCTTCAATAACATCAACAACACTACCATTAGCAAATACTGAGCTAACATTTACCGAACCAGTTCCATAAGCTTTATAAATATAAAAGTCTAAACCAATGTTGGAATCAAATTCACAAAGATGTAGCTTGCCATCGCTGTCATAAACATTTGCAAACAATCTATCGTGCAAAGCTATAACAGAACCAAAGCCTCCAGCTGTAGTAGCTCTAGTCCAAGACGCTCTTCTCTCTGCTCTATTTGATGAAAACAGTATTAAATCGCCATTGTTTAAAGAAAAGGCAGCATATGAATCTGGGAGGCCAAAGCCGCTATGAGCAACAGAAAGATACTTAGGAGACTCTACTAAGTGAGAAGCAAGCGTAGAAATAGCTGACGCTGTATAAGCATCCTCAGAATCACTATACAAATACTCCCTAATAATCCTGCCATTCTTCTGCACAAAAATAGTAGCGCCATCTATAGAAGCCGGAGCTACAAACTCTGTACCATATGGAGTTTGCATTCTTATCTGAGCATTAGTTGGAGTAATTGCTTGGTTTAAGTAAGTAGGAACATACAGTTCACCAGTAGAAGTAAACACTTGAAGATCACGATTAGAAGTCATGTATCTGATTTCATGCGAATCACCAGTCGCAGCCACTAAATTAATAGACTCATCGTCAGCTGCAGTGCCTACATCAAAGTTAAAAAAGCTTCCTAACTTGCTCATCCATATTGTATCTGGTTCAGCTAACGTTCCCCCAAAGCACAATCTATTTTCATGAAATACAACAGCGGCAGGATAACCTCTTACTGCAGAGAATGATTGCTCATCCCACTCTGTTGTAGGTGCATGACAAGATATTGTAACAATGCCGCCGCCATCTTCACTGCTAGAGGCATTACCCCCAGCTTGATATGTATATGTATTATCGTCAATAACTGATCTAACTTGATCCGTTACATTTAAATTACCAGTATTAATTCCACCCGTAGCGGCAGCATTCTGAACGGTAATTGCATCACCATTTTTAAGGCCATGATTAATATGAGTAACTTCGACAACATTAGATCCATCTCTAGTTCTTAATGGATTAACAACAGTCAATCTGGCAGCAAGGCTATCAGTTACATTTCCAGTTACAACAGTTGCAGAAGTGTATCCCGTAATAAGGATTTCAGACTTATGATACCTAACAATTGTTCCGACATGATCAGAAGTCCAGTAATTAGTGCTAGTTGTTAATGTAATTCCTGTTCCGCTAACAGCAGATGGATTTAAAGTTACTCCACTTCCATGAAATTTAGTATAAGGCTGATAAGTTACTATTGGCTGATAAAATCTTCTATCCGCACTTATGCCAGCTTTAAGAGAAAAATTAGCTATTTGCTGACTAACTTCTATAACTGTTACCGTTTTAAAATAATTAGTGCTTGTATAAGTTAAAACTGATTGACCTTGATTGGTAGGAATTATTTCATTTTGAAAGCCACCATTAATATTAGTCCCTATAATTGTAATATTAATTGTAAAGGGCATGCCATTTCCGGGCGCGCTATTATTATTTAAATAAACAGTTATACGCCTTGCTTCATCACCAAATCTAGCCGCCCCTGAGGAAACAAGCGCTCCATCAAACGGAAAACTAGTTATACTACCATCAGCATTGGTTTTTAATAACGTGATACCATCATCATCAACAGTACCAGCGGTATCAGTAAGCAGACTTGTATCGCCCCTAGTATCAAACGAATATGTTTCTACCTCAAAATTAGTTAAGCTTGTTCTTACCAACATTCTGGGCGCAAACAAAGGATGGGAAATAAACATTACATCGCCATATTGAGCAGCCGTATATTCTTGCAAATAGTCATCATCGAATGGCAAAGCGCCGCCATCAACGTCAGATGTTATAGTAGTAACTAAACTTACAGTCCCATCTGTTAAAAGCCTAAAACATCTAACCTTAGCATTTTCTACAGATATTACATATTCTTCGTTGTCATCAAAAACGAATTTAAACAAATGAGATTGATTGTCAGAAGAACTACCAGTTAAGCTATAGTCATAGATATGCTTTAAACCTGTTCGTTTTTTTACAGCACCCTCGCCCATAACAATTAAGTTTTCTAATCGTTGAGCAGACTGAGCGTAAACAGGTGAATCAGTTCTCATTAATAATGAGTCACTAATTTCTCCATACTGAAAGCTGTTAATTGGAACTCTTACTTTCTGCATTAACTGCGCCTTTCAGCAATAAACCTCGATGTTGTTAGCTTGCGTGTTGTCTGTTGCTGGGAGTCAATGTTTCTAGCTTTCATAAACAGTGAGCCAGCTTTTTGCTCCATTAACTGAGCAAGCTGTGCATCTCTAGCCAAAGAGATTGCAAAAGAACCAGCAAGAGTAAACTCAATTGCTGTAGTAAAGTAAGAAGGCCAACTAGACTCAGGCGCTCTCTGAACACAATCTAAGACAACTGTATCTGCTGCGTCTGCGTCACAAAATATTTTATTACTGTAGATGTCATACTTAATTGGCATGTCATTAACAGTTGCAGCTATTACCGTAACGCAAGAAGATGGAATGTGGTAAGACGCTGAAAATCTGCCCTTTGGAACAGTTGTTAGCCTAGTAAGGTTAAACTGAGTTGTAGCAAATCTCCAACGAAAAGAAGCAAATGAAGTCTGAACTATGTCTTCATATAAGGCATTAGCCACTTTTGCTTCAGAAGTATTTGCAGAGAAGTCAGTAATTCCATCAGCACCAATAAGGTACAATGCGTTGCTAGCAACTTCTAATGATGAATCAGCTACTCTTGGCATAGCGGTTTGGGGGCCAAAGCCCCCACTCCTTAGTTGTTATCAAGAACTTCAAAGACAGCATCGTCATCAATAACGACAGCGCCCATAGACATCATTGATGTTGCAAGGTGTGAAACCTTCTGAGCAACATAGTTTACTTCAGTTTGAACATCAGCATTTACGCCAAGTCCAACCGCTGAAGTGTGATATGCAAAGTTCTTACCACCAGCTACAGCAGACGTTGAGAAGATCTTAAATCCTAAGAACTCTTTCATTGTCATGCCGCCAGCAAATGGCAGATTTTGAGGCCCAACATAGTCAGAACTTGCAAACTCATTAATTGCAAACAAGTCAGCAAAACCAGCAGGAGACATTGCCAAATAGCGTTGCCCATCTTCTGGAACATCTTCTGCGCCAAATGTTGAGAACAAAGTCAACAAGTCAGCTTTTTCAAGAGCAGAGCCAGTGTCATGAATCTGAGTGCTGTTAGCGCCCGCGTCCATTGCTGTAATCAAGATCTCATCAGTCTTGCGACCAAGAGCAGCAGCAGCAGATTGCGCTACAGCCTGACGCTCATTGATGTTAATCTTTAATTCGTCCAGCTTATCAATGTACTCTGGTGCGTAGAAGTCAGCCATAGTAGCTTCGACATTAGTGTGTACAAGCTCCATTGCTGTTACATCACCATTGCGAGCTTTGGTATTTGCAGCGCCTTTTCCAATTACTTGGAAACGAGCAGTTGAACCTGTGACATTTGTCGTACGCACAGTGTTCCGTAGTTTGGAACCCATACGCTGATACGCCATATGTACTTCAGTTTCAAACTGCTTGATAAAGGCTTGATCAATAGTATTAGCCATTTTTACAGTCCTATTAGAAGTTTCAGTTGATCACAGGTATCCGCTTTTCTATGTCAACGAGGGTATCCTTACGGGCCTCTCAATGTATTACGGGCTGTCGTGGTTCATCATAAACACAATTTTGATCTAAATTGCAACGAACAAATTCAACATACTTATTTCCACCCTGCATAGAAACAC